ACACTCTGCAGGGGAGGCCACTTCTATAGTGCTTAGGAAACTGGCTTTCAGTTCGTCTTTCCTTGCAGAGCTATGCAAGGAGGCCAATCAACTTCAGGCTACATTGCTATCAGTCCTCAATATTGCCTTAGAGTCAAAGGACATATCCAGACCTCTTCATGATGTAGATCCAGAAAGTGTAGATGACCTTGTAGCTGAAGCCATATCCCCTTTCCACGACTCCGAAGATTGCAATCTCTGGGGGGAGAGTTATGGTTCTCCTCACCAATGCTCAGATGACGACGCATTGGCTTCTGGACGCGTCATGGAGGAGCATAACGTGCCACTTACTGAGTTGGCGCTTACGACTACTTCTGAAGCTCAGAGGTGCTCAGCTCTGGATCTTTTCAAGTGACAGATACAGCATACTCAGCTCTGTGTAGCGGAAGAAGGCATCCTCGTCTTCAGCGTACTCCTTTACTTGCATGTCTCCCTCCCTAGATCCTGTGATGTTAAGAAAACCGAAATGACAGGAATCGGTGTGTGGAAGTGATAATTCTCTGCCAAGGTCCATTAAAGCCACGCTTCATAGCTTATTACAGTTTCTACAAGGATGGCTGGACAACATCAATCTGTGATCAAGTTGAGCTCTGGCCGGAAGGGATTAATCAGACCAAAGACGCCTGCCGGCCAGGTCTTAGAGGCAACAAAGACCTTGCGAGAGACGTCAATTTCCACGCTGGCGGAGTGTAACCGACGAGGCCAGAATCTTGGTCAGATAACAGGAATGTGCCAGGTAATGCGTGCTGTGGCACAAGTTGTCCAAGGTGAGGATGTTGATCAAGTATATCTTGATGCCAATGTACCTCCGAAAATTCACCCCCATTCACAGGGGGGAACCGATGATGCAACCACGTACATTAGGGACACACTCTCTCAATGCAGGAAAGCTCTATCGTCTCTATACCTGGAGAATAAGATTCTTAATTCTCGGATGGTAGCTATTGAGGCTGAGTTGGTTGGGACTGGGGTTTTGCTTCCAGAGGAGACAGGGCACACTGATCCAACCCCTTTCTCCATGGACGACATGAACAAGCTTTTTGCTGACCTTAATGCTACCAGCTAGCAATCCTACACAGATCCAGGTGAGTCAGATTGTGCAGGGTAGGTTCCGACCTTACTCTCTTGGAAAAGGGGTTTTCTTTCTTTCTGAGGGGTCCTCTTAATGCAAAACCATGATTGATGAACTTATTACGACAATTAACAAAACCTAGTTGGCTACCCTTAAAGAGAATCAACCTCAGTCATGGGTAAGAGAAGCTTCATCAATACTTACCTCAATTCGCCAATAATCATCAACC